TGGTTTCCTGCTGATATAGAGGAGTTCAGAGAACCATTCGTAGGTGGTGGTTCAGTAGCATTGTATTTCAGTCAGTTACACCCTGATGTACCTGTGTGGATCAATGATTTATACACCCCTTTGTACCATTTCTGGATCAATTTGAGAGACAGAGGTGATGAGTTGAGTGACACCTGTTATGCTATCAAACAAGACCACCCTACACCTGACCTTGCCAGAGAACTATTTGACAAAAGTAAGGTAGAAATACAGACAGCAGACAGTTTTAGACAGGCAGTTCTATTCTGGGTGCTTAACAAGTGTAGTTACTCAGGACTGACAGAGAACTCCTCCTTCTCACAGTCAGCATCAAAGCAGAACTTCACCCTGAGAGGTGCAAATAACCTCAAAAAGTATCAAGAAGTGATATCTAAATGGGAGATCACATGTCTTGACTACACTGAATGTTTACAAGAAGAAGGTGAAAACATATTTCAGTTCCTAGATCCACCATATAAGATAGGATCATACCTATATGGACGTGATGCAGGGTTGCATAAGGAGTTTGATCATGTTAAGTTTGCAGAGGATTGCAAAGATGCAGAAGGTAAGTGGATGATAACCTATAACATTGACGATGAGATCGAAGAAATGTTCAAGGACTACAACCAGAGATACTTCTCCATGACATATGGTATGCAACACAGACCAGACAACACTAAGAAGGCAGAACTGTTGATAACAAACTACGATCAACCTCAAAACACCCTAGAAGAACTACTTTATGGATAAATTTGAATATTCTCTCACTACATATCTCAATGGCATAAACTTAAAACAAGGCAACGTTGAACAGGATGAACGTGCCATGAAGAAGTACCCAAAGTTTGTAATAAACAAGTGTATGTCTGACTATATTGACTGTATTATGTACAGTAATGAGATGAACAGATATTATGACTTAGACAACGATCTTCAATATAATTTTTATCTATATAGTATTAGGAAATCGAAGAGGTTTTCTCCCTGGAATAAAAAATCGACAGATAATGACCTAGAACTTGTGAAAAAGTTCTACGGATATAGTACCGACAAGGCACAAGATGCATTGAAACTACTGAGCAAGGGTCAACTTGAAGTCATCAAAGCGAAACTAAATGTTGGAGGAAAAAAATGACTGATGAGATCTCATGGTCTCAGGATATGATGTTAGAAGTGACTTTGAAGGAACCTGATGACTTCCTAAAAGTCCGCGAGACCCTTACTCGTATCGGTGTAGCGTCAAGAAAAGACCACAAACTATATCAATCCTGTCACATATTACACAAAAAAGGCAAGTATTATATAGTACACTTTAAAGAACTGTTTGCGTTAGATGGGAAACCAGCAAACATCACTAAGAATGATGTTGAAAGACGTAACAGAATTGCTAAGTTACTATTTGATTGGGGGTTAGTAGACTTCCAAGCAGAAGATTTAACAGAGGTAGCACCATTGAATCAAATCAAGGTACTATCATACAAAGACAAGGCAGACTGGATTCTTGAATCCAAATACAACATAGGCAAAAAGAAAGTAGTAGCAGAAACATGAAGGCATTCGCAGTAAAACAAATCAAAAGGTTCTTCGAGACAGGGAACTGGGCATTAAAGTTAATCTTTATTGTTGTACTTGCAGAACTGACCTTCGTTGGTGGTGCTCTTATTGGTCTTGCGGGACCACTTGATAAGAACGACAGTGACAATATCAAACATATACTGTCATTAGTTGCTACTAAATCATTTGCACTCTATGCTGCTGAAAAAGCAGGAGCAAAAGAAAAGTATCTAATCGAGAAGGCAAAGGTATGATCGGAAAAGAAACACCAGAGATCAAGTATGATCGAGCACTGACACTATTTGAAGAGTCAGTATTGGCACCAGACCACAAACTCAGGGGTTGTGCACATAACCAAGGGTGTTTCGATGAGTTGATGGAGATCCGAGAACATGTGTTGAAGTATCTTAAAACGTTAAGAGAGGTCACACACCATACACATGCTGATGAGAGCGATGAAATAGAGACTGCTAAGATGATTTCAGAGAAACCTTACTACACGAAATGGAGATAAAGTTTCACAAAACATTTGGACCAGGGAAAGAACCATGGTACGTCAAATATGAGAGGTGGGCAAGCAAACAACGCTTTCCTATCTCTTTTTTAGCACAGGCACTTATAGAGTGGTTGAAAGAGAAATGGATAGAGGGTAAGGTTGACATGGAAATGACAAGTGTTGACGCACAGGCAGAGGAAATATTGCAAAAATGGGAAGAAGATGCTAAGATAAAGTCAACAATTAAAACAACTCCATCAGAGGTCAAAGGACTCGATGACATGGAGATAAACTACAATGAGTGAAGTCCACTTTAAGAAGCATCGGGTGTTCAGAGAGACCCCAGATGTCATATTTTATGACATTTCTGTGGAAGAATCTAATGCATCTGACTTAGTGATACATGATGGTCCTGCTACATCACCACCTGATGATATGGTAGGTGCAAAACAGTTCTATATTCACAAATATCAGGACGATTACAACAGAGTTGTATCAGGAGAGAGACAGTTTGAGTTAGTAAACTTTGACTGGAAATATCCATACCACATAGTACACCTCAACCGTGCTAGTGGTGCCCTAATGATACCTAAAATGACCTATCATAGGTCTAAATCAGGTGAGTCAGGGTCTATTGTAATCAACCAGTCACAGAGGTATGAAGGATTCGATAGTGAGTCTGAATTTATACCTGTATCTTGTGCTTCTGTACCTAAATTATACAAGGTATTGATGCATGAGAAACCAGTGGTGCACACCCTGGGAGAGTAGGTTGACTATATAATGTAAGCATGTTAAAATTATTTGTTTACAAGTATGCAAATGCACACATATCACATATATTGGAAAGATCGACCTATTTTTAAGAATCTAGAAGAGGATGATTTCTTTATGATATGGGAAAAGATCATGCACTCCTACAACGATGAGTTATCTTACATCAGATTGAAAGGTAACGAGACAGCAGACCTTGAAACTTCACATTAATGTACTCTCAGTCAACCAATCTTGAATCAGCATTTTACCTCTACGCTAAGAGAGTAGAAGCACTTCATGCAATGGTGATGGGGAAGAAGTTAGAAGCAGAAGAGGCATACCAACACCTCAAAATAGAGCGAAAAGCACTAAAAAAGGTGTACAAAAAACATAAACGAACTGAATACGACAGACATTGAAATTCTTAGGATTAAGAATTGATGATCATGATTCCAACATTACATATACTGATGGTAAAACAGTAAAGTATTGTGCAACTGAGCGTCTTTTCGGCATTAAACATCATGGATACGACAACATTTGGCAGTGGTCAGATGTGCTAGATTCTTGGGGTGTAAAATTAAGTGACATAGATGCTATTGCTATGATCACAGACAAGATTTGCTTCGCAGAGAACGAAAATTATAGAGATTTAGACTTAGGACTGCCATGTAAGACGTATGCAGTCGACCACCACTGGGCACATGTGTTGAGCACATGGATGCTTGGTGACATACCCAAGGTAAACTATGTGTTTGATGGGTTTGGGAACAATGATAGGTCACATTCACTGTATTTGAACGGTAAATTGAAGAGTTCACACAGTGTCAAGAAGACTGGTTCTATCGGTGTTGAAATGGCATATGTGGGTAGGACTTGTGGGTTCACAGCAGACGAGTGGGGACTAGATTTAGCAGGAAAAGTGATGGGATTGCAGTCATATGGCATGAATGAACCCAACTACTATAACCTGATGGATCAGTATAGCATTGAAGAGATCAAAAAGATCTGGAACTATGATTCATGGATCAGAAAATGGGATAATGAGTTCGATATTAACTGGTTACGCACTGTACATGAGATAACTGGTGACAAACTGGTAGAGTACATGAGTCGCACTGGTGATGGACCTGTGACCTACACTGGTGGTGTAGCACAAAACTCTGTATTCAATGGAAAACTGCATGAATCAGGCATAGATGTACGAATTCCACCTCATGCTAACGATTGTGGACTATCACTAGGTGCAGTAGAATTTTTAAGACAGAAGTTCCATGAAGAACCCTTCGATACTACTGGGTTCCCCTTCTGGCAGGACGATGAAGCACCCGAAGAACCCACTGATAAGACCATTACAGAGGCAGCAGAGTCACTTGCACAGGGTAAAATTGTTGGTTGGTACCAAGGTCATGGTGAAATAGGTCCAAGAGCACTAGGACACCGTTCTATCCTTGTAAACCCCAGATTACCGAACGCTAAGAACGAATTGAACAGTAAGGTTAAACATAGAGAACACTTCCGACCCTTCGGTGCTGCGGTACTACTGGAAGATACACAAAAATACTTCGAGTTTAAGGGTAAGAGTCCATATATGAACACATGTGCATACGTTCACGACGAAGAATTGTTGTCTGTGACACATGTAGATGGCAGTAGCCGCATACAAACAGTGGAGGGTGATGATTCTTTCGCTAAGTTGCTTCGTAAGTACAAAGAACTGACAGGTGACTCTGTTTTACTCAATACATCACTGAATATGGGTGGTAAACCAATAGCATCTAAGATGTGGGAAGCAAAAGAATTATTCTCTAAGAAAGGAATTGAAGAAATGTATATTGGAAATGATAAATTGTCTAAATAAAGGTGCTACCCCCTCTATCTTATGTCAACAGCGAAGACAGAGGTCGTACAACCAGAACAGAAAATAGTTAAGCATGAGAGAGACGACGATGCAGTTGCAACACTGGTCCGTCTGGTGATTCTAGGATGGTCCGCTGCGATCCTCACTATAAATTACTTACAGGTCCCAGGACTTGCAAAAACAAACATCGATCCCACTTTCATAGCCAGCGTTTTCACAGGAACACTTGCCACTTTCGGTGTCGCCACGTCCAAAAAGAATGGTGACTCACCCAAAGGAACAACATGCAAGTACATGCAAACAGAAGGTAAAAAGTAATGCAGAAAATCGTTAATGCTATCGCCATTTTTGGTGGTGTAGTGGCACTTGGAGTCGTAGGACTCGGTGGATATGTATTCATCCGTAAGGATGCAATCATTGAAGATATTAAAACAAAAGTAACAGGAGCAGCACTCGGTGCAGTGTCTGGTTCGTTACCTGACATGGTTCCAGATGCTCTACCCGACTTCTCTGGACCCGCTTTACCAATCAAATGAAGAGCAGAAACATACTTATAGCGACAGTGGGTGGTCTAGTAGGACTCTCACATATAGGTATGATTGCACTCCTCGTATCACGAGTCGGAGTTAAAGACCAGATACCACTTATCAGTCCACCAGTAGGACCATATACATCATATGCTATATCAGCATCTAAGGATGGGTATAAGGTAAGTTATCAAGCAAATGACCCTAAAACTATGGTCAAGAGCACATCAACTAAGGTCAAAGGTCTAACAAAGAAAACAGAAACTACTGTTGTAGATGAGTATACAATGGATGGTAAGACCCATTTAGGTGTACTAGGTATGAAAGAAGCGGGTGCACTCAACGTAGCATGCATCAAGGCAGAAGGTGGTGGTGAACAGACAGGCAAGGTAGTAGGTGCTGCTGTTGGTACTGCTGCTGGTGCAAAGGTAGTTGCTGTACCATTTGTAGGTCCAGTTCTAGGAGGTCTCGTAGCACTAGGTGCTGCTGATAAAGGTGCTGACATAGGTGGTCAGATAGCGACTGAATGGAGTGAAGCATGTGACCCTGATACAACCGATTAATATAAACGATG